CAACTTCGTATGCTCGTGGATGGTCCGATTCTTTGGCGAGCTCCAGTATTCCTTCCACTGCATCCGTTCCTCTTTCGACCAAATTGTAGAAGTTTTGTCTTTGGTATTCATAATCTCTGTCCACATGATCAGTATTAGCGTCACCCCAATCTTCTTGGGATAACGGCATCACTTCTTGTTTTTTATTGTCAGTTGAAATTTCTTCTACTACGCCTAATGCTTTATCAATTTCATCACTCATCGTTACAATACCTTTTACATATATTAGGAGCTTGTTCTGGGTTATTTATGAGTGTGTCAAACCAAGACTTCCACTCCTCTCCCTCAACAATATCCTCAATCCTTTCTACATTACTAACCTTCATATTGTCCTTATAGAACCGAGCTATCTCTTTTTCTTCTTCTTCAGAACGAGTTCTTTGTAAACCACAACATGGTAATAGATGACCTGTGGCACAAAAAAATACATCTTGGCCATCAGTATTATTTCTTAGGCATCGAGGATTAAGTGTCATTGTTTATTGTCGTTTCCAAGCCAATTTCCAATATACTCATCACTAGGCTGGAATAAAAGTTTATCCCACATCTCATCTTTCCACTCACCGTATCTATACGATTCATCCCACCTACTTGACATTACCAATTTAAATGTTATATTATAATCTGCCGCAAGAGCTCTCGCTTCTTCTATGTCATTTTGATTATATTTAAATACAATATATTTCCATACAGGAGTCAATCCACAGTTTAATGCAAGTTTCATCATATCAAATAAATGTTCACCATCTTGATTTATTCTATACTTATGACTGTCTTTTGGAAGACCATCAATCCCAAAAACCCACTTTGCATTAGCATTAGCCTTAAATGCTTCCATATACCAAGTTGGAGTTTTATGTGATGCGGCCGTATGCAAAACAGTTCTTTTATTATTTTCATAAGTTAGTTTAAGAAAATCTATCAGATTGACAGCAAAAATAGGATCAGAGATGTTTCCAATAAAATGTATGCTATCATAATATTTCATAACCTTTATGAAATCTGATACTGACATATCACCGCCTAAAAATGGAAGATTATTACTTTGTAAGTATTTTCTTTCACATTTCGGACACTCTAAAGTACATCTAATAGAGGTTTCTATATTGATAGCTTTGCGTGTGTCATACACTTAACTTACTTTAACTTATCTGTACCTGTTTCTGCATCGAAAACTTTTCCATCTTGGAAGAACGATGACGTTTCATTGAATCCAAAATCATCATCTGCATCAGCTGTAATTGGATCAGGAGATGCCTTAAATCTCTGTTCTCTCGAAGGAGAATTGTCTGGTAAATCTGCAAACTGATCAACCTGTACTGTTTTAATAACACCTTGAGAGGTAACAGGACCATATAGATAAAACTTCGCTGTAAAAGATAAGGTGTAGATAATAGATCGTCTGGAAGTAAAGTCACCTTCATAATCATCTTCATAAGAAATGCTATTCAAAACAATAGGAACATCTCTACTACCATGCATACTAGCAATATCGTTTATGGCCAATGTATAGTCTGGTTGGAAGTATGGTAAAATTTGTTCTACAATCTGTAATGCATCATCTGAATTTTTTGATAAGATATATAATTCAAATTCTAAATTGTATGGAACAGGCATATACTGGATATCAAGTTTTGTACTACTCTTCGTTTTCTTAAACTTCTGGACTCTATTTAATTTTCTAGTAGCATCATATGAAAGACCATTAATCTCAAAACCAATTCGTGGCAAAGTTACAGCAACTTGTTTTGTTAAATCTGGGTCTTCAGCAAGACGCACTAAAAATTTCTGGCGAGGACCATAGGCCAAAGGAACTTTCATTGACTGATTTATAGTTCCATCATTATCTTTACGAACTAGATGTATATCATTAAACATAGTACCAAATGCAATGACTACCTTTCTGATTGTTTCATGGTAGAACTGTTGACCTAACATTATATATTCTCCTTATTTCACTTATATTTATGCGATGGTAGCAATAGGTGAACCAACTGATTCTACCTGCCACGTTCCGTTTGTACCATTATCTACTAGGCATGTTATTCTTCCTCTTGATCCAACAACTGTTGAGTTGACCAATGTAAGAGCATCACCTCCGTTATCGATAACTGCGTTAGCAGCAGTACCACCTGATAGACTTAATGTACCAAAGAAGTTGCCGCCTGATCCAGCAATATTAAAGATTGTAGTTTTATCACTAGCACCTATAGTCAAAACTATGTAGTCATAAAACGTCCCTACGTTTGCTGTTGCTGCAGCAGGTAAGTTGATTACATTGTTTTCAGTGCCATCAATCAATAATATTCCACCAGACTGTGCTCTTGTGAGAGAACCAGTAACAGCCGAACTAGTATTGAATGTTGAAATTATTTCTCTTTTACCAGAGACTACGCCGTCAGTAGCTTTGATATCACCAGTAGCAGTTAGACCAACTACTGTTGTAGCACCAGCCACATCGACTGCTCCAGAATAGTCACCAGTTGCGGCATCTATTTCACCTGTTATTGTTAAGTTTCTTATGCCCGTATAATCTTTGTCAGAATCTAGAACAACCGCTTTACTTGCAATAGCTGTACCAATTGCAGTTGAACCTAAATCCAATGCATTGACTTCACCAGCAACAGCTGTAACACTTGTTAAATCTGTTGTAGCAAGAGCAATATTAGCACTACCATCAAAACTTACACCAGCAATAGTTCTAGCAGTTTCTAGTATGGTTGCTTCTGCAGCAAGTCCTACCGCAATATTTGCTGAACCATCAAAAGAAGTTCCACCGATAGTTCTAGCAGTTGCTAGTGCAGTTGCAGTTGCAGAAAGAGCTACCGCAATATTAGCACTACCATCAAAAGAAGTTCCACCGATAGTTCTAGCAGTTGCTAGTGCAGTTGCAGTTGCAGCAAGTCCAGAAGTTGATTGGTTACCAGCTGCATTTACGCCAGGCAAGTTTATATTAGCACTACCGTTAAACGAAACCCCACCAATTGTTCTCGCAGTCTCAAGCGTAGTTGCAGCTGCAGCAAGTGCTACAGCAATATTTGCAGAACCATCAAACGAGGTTCCACCAATTGTTCTAGCAGTCGTTAGAGTTGCAGCACTACCAGATGTATTTTGGTTACCAGCAGAATTGACGCCCGGTAAATTAATATTTGCAGTACCATTAAAAGACACACCACCTATAGTTCTAGCAGTAGCAAGAGCAGTAGCAGTAGCAGAAAGTGCAACTGCAATATTCGCACTACCATCAAATGATGTACCACCAATTGTTCTTGCGGTTGCTAATGCAGTTGCCGTTGCAGATAATGCTACCGCAATATTAGCACTACCATTAAATGAGGTTCCACCAATAGTTCTTGCGGTTGCGAGTGTAGTTGCAGTTGCAGCATTACCTGTAACCTCACCAGTAAGAGGTCCAGCAAATGCATCAGATGTAACTGTTCCATCAAAGAAAGCATCTTTAAATTCTAAAGAAGCAGTACCTAAGTCAATGTCGCTATCTGTTACAGGTGCAAGCGCACCATCTATTAATTTTATTTGGTCTGCGCCACCAGCTCTAAATATAATATTATTATCTGTTGCAAAATCTATATCATTGTCAGCATCTCTACCAACAACTAAAGCTGCATTTGTAAGAGATGTAATAGTTGATTGCGTAGTACCCATTACAAAGTCTAGTGTATTATCACCATCAACATATGAAACTGTAATACCTGTCTCTGTATTAGAACCAACCATCGCACCAACTGTGTCGGAGATTGTTTCTGCAAGTGTAGTTCCATTAACTGTAATAGCATCTGCTTCGAGTGTTCCATCAACATCAACATTGCCACTTATATCAAGTGTGGCTGAAGTAAGTGCGCCAGTAATAGTAATATTTCTACCGCCAGTGATATCTTTATCTGAATCTGTTATGATTGCTTTACTAGCAAGAACTGTACCAGCAGTAATACCATCTAGTGCTTCTAATTCTGCTTCTGTAAGAACCGCACTACCAACAGTAATTGAGGTTGCAGCAGTTAATGCACCAGCAGCTACAATTGTTCCTGATACATCAAGATTTCCATTAACGTCAATGGTTGTTGCGTTAATTTCTATTTCTGTATCAGCTACCAAATCCAATACGCCGTCTGCACTTTGTGAAATATGTGTTCCACTATCACCAAATTGTAACTGGTTAGTACTATTAAGAAGAACCCCAGTGTTGGCAACATGGGTTAGTGTAACATCTTGGCTACTACCAAAATTAACAACTGCACCACCAGCTAAGAACAAACCAGACCATTCCAAAGAATTTGCACCAAGGGCAGCACCACCAGATGATGTTGGAGAGATACTAGTTACAATCAAAGGTGCAGTTAAAGTCACCACTGTTGCAGTTGCACTGATACCACTAGTCAAAGACGATGCGTCTCCAATTAGAGTATAAATTTCTAAGAAGTTATTATTAACTTTATTAATAGCTACTCGTAAAGTATCGCCAGTGCCATCGTCTGCAGCCTGACCTATTCCAATTAATTGTTTTGCCATCTATATTCTCCTAATACTATTTATCATAAAAATATTGTTACTTATCCTGTAATATCAAGGATCACCAAATGGATTTGACTCACTGAAGTCCAATACTGTGTCATCTAACACATCAAACAATTCATTTTGTGCGGTCTTATCTACAACTCCATCACCAAGACTTGGAACATCTTCTGATATAATGTACTCATCTGCACCAGATTCAGATAAAATACTTTCACCGAATGAAGCAGGGTCTTGACCTGCACTAATTGATACAGCATCACTAGTAAGATTTGTTAAATCAGCAGTAAAGATAACATTATCTACAGTTAATGATTGCCCAACAATTGATGATCTTTCAAGAGTAAATTGATAATCAGAAGTTGAAGTTGATAGAGAATCTTCTATTGCATCAATTTCAGTAATACCTGTATCAAGAGTGTCTGAACCATAATCAAACAGGCGACATTTCATTTTATAAACTGGATTATTGTCCAACTGATGGAAAGGTTCATCATGATCTACAAAGTTAATCTCAAATAACTTTTTGAGTAACGG